CAGGACGAAGCCAGAACTTTTGCAGCTTTTGGCATACATAAGAAGCTTGTCGAAGACGAAGGGTTTGACCCCACGAGCGATGAGTACTATACTGAACTTGATCGCCGCATTTCCGACACATTCGGAGGTAACGCGAAGAACGCAAGCAAACGACCCGCTCAGACGGTTGCAGGCGTATCAAGATCCAATTCTGGGCGCAGCAGTGGGAAAAAGGTTAGACTCACCCCTAGCCAAGTCGCAATCGCGAAAAAATTGGGTGTGCCGCTAGAAGAATATGCGAAATACGTGAAGGAGTAACACAATGACTGATAGCACAAACGATTCAATCAAGCGTACTTCTCGCGCTAATCAAACTAGGGAAAAAACGGCGCAAAGGCGTCCGTGGGCACCCCCGTCAATGTTAGATGCACCGCCTGCCCCTGATGGGTTTGCGCATCGTTGGATTCGAGCCGAAACGCGAGGATTTGATGATACAAAAAACATCAGTGCTAAAATGCGGGAGGGTTGGGAACTTGTCCGTAAGGACGAATATCCTGACTTTGAATCTCCCGTCGTAGAATCAGGTAAATATAAAGGTGTGTTTGGAGTAGGCGGACTGATACTCGCTCGGATTCCCGTTGAGACGGTTCAGGAGAGAACTCATTACTTTAATAGTAAATCGAGGGATCAAATGGATGCAGTTGACTACGATATGATGAGAGAGAATCAACATTCAACCATGACGATTGAAAAAGCCAATCGTCAATCTCGTGTAACCTTCGGTGGCCCTCGTAAAAATTAGGGTCGCCCCATTAGGAGAAAACTAAAATGGCAAATCAAAATACTGCCTTCGGTTTACGTCCTATCGGGCTTGTTGGAAACGGTGTTAATTCTACTGGGGTAACTCAGTATGAAATCGCTTCTAACAACACCAATCCGATCTTCCAATACTCTTTATGTGTGCCCACTGCGGCAGGCGTAATAGATCATGCGGGAGCGACTAGTGGGGGTACTACTCCCGCTCTTGGTGTTCTGATGGGCGTAGAATACGTTGACTCAGTTTCGAAAAAACCAACCTTTATTAGTTATTGGCCCGGTTCGAACAGCGTCAGCGTGGATACTAACCACCCTGTTAAAGCTTTTGTAGCTGATAATCCAAACCAGTTGTTTAAAGTAGCATCTGACGCGACTCTTACAGATCGTGCCACTGCTCAAGCGGCTGTTTTTGCAAATGCGTCTTTGGGCACATCTGCACGTACTGGTTCTACTAGTACGGGTAATTCAAACTCAGCTTTGGGCGTGTCTACAATCAACACTACTGCAACACTTCCGTTGCGTATTGTCGGTATAATGGATGACGAAGCAAACAGTGACTTCACTGCTGCGGGTATTCCAATGATTGTAAGAATCAACGCTCATTTCAATGCAACCACGTCGCGGTTTGATTCACAAACCAATGCGACGTCAACAGGCGTATAAGGAGAGCGTAGATGGCGATATCACGCGCACAACTAGCTAAAGAGCTAGAACCCGGCCTAAATGCATTGTTTGGGTTAGAATATAATCGTTACGAGAACGAGCATTCTGAAATCTTTGAAGAAGAGTCATCTGACCGTGCTTTCGAAGAAGAAGTAATGCTTGGTGGTTTCTCAACTGCACCTGTTAAATCTGAAGGCGGAGCCATCAGTTTTGACGATGCAAAAGAAACATACACTGCTCGTTACACTCACGAAACCATTGCTTTGGCTTTCTCAATTACAGAGGAAGCAATTGAGGACAACCTGTATGATCGTCTAGCTTCTCGTTATACGAAAGCTCTTGCACGTTCGATGGCTCAAACAAAGCAAATCAAGGCGGCATCTATATTGAACAATGCGTTCAACACAGGTGCAAACGCTATAGGGGATGGTGCAGCATTATGCTCAAACGCACACCCTTCTCTGTCAGGGAACCAAACCAATATTTTGGCAACTGCGGCAGACCTCAACGAAACCTCTTTAGAGCAAATGCTCATTGATATTGCAGGTTTTACTGATGAGCGTGGTCTTAAAATTGCAGTCAGCGGTGTGAAATTAATCATACCAAAAGAATTGCAGTTTATTGCAGAACGAGTGCTTAACTCAAACCTACGTCCGGGAACAGCGGATAACGACGCAAACGCAATGAAGAACATGGGAATGATTCCTCAAGGCGCTGTTGTTAACCACTTCCTAACAGACACAGATGCGTATTTCATAAAGACAGACGCACCTAACGGGTTTAAGTACTTTAATCGTGCCCCAATCAAAACAGCCATGGAAGGCGATTTTGATACAGGTAACATGCGATTTAAAGCTCGTGAGCGTTACAGCTTCGGTGTATCCGACTGGCGTACAGTTTTTGGAACTCCAGGCGCAGCCTAAGTTTCAATACAATTTTATGGGAGGGAGCCGCTTTTGCGGCTCTTTCTTTTTTTATTTTATGTGTTATAGTAAATTATCCCTGACAGCGGCATGAGGCTGCTGACGTAACCCAAGACAGGAGATCCACATGGGTACTACAACTTTTTCAGGTCCGATTCGGGCAGGTAATATTAGAAATACAACGGGTACTACCGTTGGAACCGACATAGCAAACGTTGGCTATGTTGTAATGACTCAACAACATGTAATGGATATTTCTGGCGGTGCTGTTGCAGCAGAAGCTACAAATATAGTAATTCCCGCTAACTCAAAAATCGTAAATATAATTATTGATTTAGAAGTAGCTGCTAACACCACGACAAATATTAGTGTTGGTGATACTGTAGGCGGCGCAGCCTCTCTTATTAATACTCTCGCTTCTGGAACCACTGTAGGTATCAAAGCTTTAGGTATTTCTGGCGGCGGTACACTTACATGGAAAAACACTGGAACTTCAGATTTAAAATTAACAGCTACTTCAAGTGCAGCGTGTAACGCAGGATCTGTTGTCATAACGGTAATGTATGCTCAAGCTTTTAACACCGCTGTTCAAGCTTAATAAGAGGATTTGTAGATGGCTAATTCAGACGTAAGATCAAAGCGTCTGACTGGGGCAGGCGCGGCTAATGTAGGCCGCGCACGTTTACGTCAGATTCAAGTTTTAACGGGGGGTGGCGCAGGACGTTTAACTCTTACTAATGGAAATGGCGGATCAACTGTCTTAGATTTAGATTTTTCTCAGGCAGAGACGCATTCTGTCAATATTCCAGATGAGGGGATTTTGTTCAGTTCAGATATTCATGTTGGCACGGCTACTAATGTAACCGCTATGACCATTTTCTTTAGTTAGGATTTACTATGGCTTCAGACGTTAAAGCTACCCACCTTACTACAACAGGTACTGTTTTTGCGGGCAGGGCCAGAATAAAAGCAATTCATTATACTTGCGGGTCAAGCCCTACGCTTGTTTTAAGAAACGGGTCTGGGACAGGGGCTATATTATTGACTATGCTTTTTGCGAATAACACCGACGATAATGTTTATATTCCTGACGAAGGTATGCTTTTCCCAGATGGATGCCACGCAACCTTAACTAATATTAGTAATGTAACAGTATTTTTTAATTGAGGTCAGAATGGCTACTACAAAAGATGTTGAGCGTTTACCCAGTGGTCGGATAAAATATCGGGGAGAAACCTTTGCGGGATTCAACAAACCAAAAAGAACTCCAGGGAAAGCCAAAAAAAGTGCGGTTTTGGCTAAAGAAGGCACGGATGTTAAGCTTGTCAGGTTTGGAGACAGTAAAATGTCGATTAAAAAAGATCAGCCCGCCCGACGTAAAAGTTTCCGCGCAAGACATAATTGTGACACGGCGGACGATAAGTTTAGCGCCAGGTACTGGTCATGTAAGGCGTGGTAAGATGAAAGTAGAAGAGGTTTTAAAACTACTCGAAAAGCATGAATCTGAATGTAATGACCGTTACAAAAAGATTGACAAACAATTGGATAGATTAGACATGCGTCTATGGGGAATAGCCATTTTAATCGTAGCTACCGCAATTGCAGGAAAGTTTTTATAATGGCTTATTCAAAGAAATCAAAAAAAGCCTCAAAGAAGAGTAAAGGAAGTAAGATATGCCCTGCCGGAAAAGCATGGGCAGAAAGAACTTTTGATACTTACCCTAGTGCTTATGCCAACATGGCGGCATCTAAGTACTGTAAAGATCCTAATTATGCCAAAGGGGCAAAGGGGAAGAAAAGTGGGTGAGCTTAAAAAGTGGCGAGATCAAGATTGGGTAAGGATTGGTACTGATGGTGAAATCAAAGGTAAATGCGGCACTTCAAAGGATAAAAAGAATCCTGACAGGTGTCTTCCAAGGTCTAAAGCGAATAGTCTTTCGAAAGCCGAAAGAGCAGCCACTGCCCGAAAAAAGAAAAGTGAAGGCAGTAAAGGCAAAACCTTTGTCAAAAACACAAAAGAAGCGGAAGTCAAATTTGCAAGCAACGGCGGTGCAATCGAAAGGCAAGAAGCCAAGAGGCCGTCCCCCAAAAACAAAAAAGGTAAAAAAGGAATCGTAGCCAGAGGCTGTGGTGCCGTATTGTCAAACCGTAGAAAAAGAACCAGTGGTTCTGTATCTGCATAACTTTAAAAGGAGTCAAAAATGGCAATGAAGAAGAAAGGTTACCGATCTGGCGGTAAGGTAAAACGTATGTCTAAAGGCGGAGCGATGGGCGGTAAAATGCGTCGCATGTCTAAAGGTGGCGCGGCGGGCGGTAAAAAACCTGCAAAAATGATGTCTGGTGGCGGTGCAATGACTATGGCACAACTACGAAGCGCCGCAAAACAAAGGGGGATGAGTTTAAGTCCCATGAAGAAAGCAAAAGGCGGAGCCGTAAAGAAAAAGTAATGGCGTATTTACATTCAAATGTGCCTTACTTCAAGGCATGGGTTCGCCGTGAATACACTCACAACCATGAGAAGTACCACGGCGAATTTTTACACGCGATGGTTATTGGTGTGACTACGATGCCAAATAGATGTTTAAGTTTTCAAGTTATATTTACTGGAAATGAAGCTGAAGGTGAGGAAGAGGATACGGTTCATGGGGGCGCGATGTGGGCAAGAATGCCTATAACTGCATTGGTTGCGGATATTCCCTTTGAGGAATGGCCCGAACCTATGGAAACATATGATGCTCAACCTTGGGATTGTGCGTCTTATCACAATTCAGTGTTTGTAATGGACCGGGCTACGCCTTGTCCTTGGCTTGCTAAGATTGATGGTAAAATGCACCCTGCAAAGTATTTGTTTACTGTGGATTACTCTGAAAGCGAAATTGCAGACGATCCGGCGCAACACAAACAAAGTCATGTTTTGCAACTTCTGGACGCAGGGGAGTGGACTGGAAATATAGTGGCTTTACCAAATAATAGAGTGAGGGTTACGCATCCGGCTTGGTTTGCGGCAGGAGAGGGAGCGCCTGATTTTAAACCGTCACAACATATACACTATTCAAAAAGTGATTTAGACTATACACTAGACGTAAATAGGGTGTTTGATAACCTTTATAATGAGGACTAAATATGACTGTCTCCAACAGTAAAGATTTTGAGTTAGATGTAGCAGAATACATTGAAGAAGCTTTTGAACGCTGCGGTTTAGAAGTCCGTACTGGCTATGATCTAAAGACTGCAAAACGATCTCTAAATCTCATGCTTGCGGAGTGGGCAAATAGAGGTTTAAATCAGTGGACTATAAAACAAAGAACTCAAGCGGTCACTCAAGCAGATGGAGAGTATGATCTTGGTGCGGACGTAATAGATGTTTTATCTGTGGTAGTTCGTAGAAGTAATACTGATTTTGTTTTGACCCGTGTAAGCCGGGATACTTTTTTATCGATTCCTGTTAAAACGACTCAAGGAAGGCCCTCACAGTTTTTTCTTGATAGACAGATTACACCTAATCTTAAAGTTTGGCCGATCCCTGAAAATAGTACAGATGTAATTGTTTATGACGCTTTGACTAGGATGGATGATGCGGATGCTCAAGTTAACACTTTGGACATGCCTTTTAGGTTTTATCCGTGTTTAGCTGCGGGTTTAGCTTATTATATTGCTTTAAAACGTGCCCCTAATCGTCTTCAGATGTTAAAAGCTATGTATGAAGAAGAGTTTGAAAGAGCTATGACCGAAGATCGTGACAGAGCTTCTTTTAATGTTGTGCCTCAGTATCAATATTTTAGGACAAATTAATGTCAAAGTTTGCCTCTGGAAAAAACTCTTACGCTATCTCAGATCGATCTGGTTTTCGGTATCGATACAAAGATATGCGTCGTGAGTGGAATGGGTTATTGGTAGGACGAGACGAGTTTGAGGCAAAGCAGCCACAACTAGGTCCTTTTAGAAAGGTTATCGACGCTCAAGCTTTGCGGGATGCAAGACCTCCTTCAGAAGTGGAATCTGAAAGAGCCATTCAATACGGCTTTATGCCAGTTGGTTTTAGAGAAATTTCTGGAATTACCCCTCCAAATAATTTAGTTGCTATCGGGAGTGTGGGAAACGTAGTTATAAATCCAGTTTCTACTGATGATGTATTAGTGGGTTTAGGGGCCAGTGCATTAGTTGGATCAGTAACCGTTAATCCTAGCGCAACTGCTCCAAGATTTGATAGTACATCAGTAACACTAGATTCTACTACAGATACTTTTGACGAGGGATAAGATATGGTTAAACAGACAGTAGGGATAGGAAGTAGTGCAAATGATGGCAGTGGAGACACTCTTCGCTCTGGCGCAACTAAAATAAATGAAAACTTTACCGAAGTATACGCAGCCCTTGGAAACGGCACAACTCTTACAGATATAATAGATGCTAACGGAGTTATAGATGTAAGCTCTGGTGCAAATAAAATTGTATTTTACTACGCTAATATAAGTGATCTTCCCAGTGCAAGCACCTACCACGGCGCTGTAGCTCATGTTCATGCAACAGGCGGGCTATATTTTGCGCACGGCGGGGCATGGATTCGTTTAAATGATGAGACAACTGGTCCTGTAACTAAATACACCGCAGGCACAAACGGGTCATCTGCTTATACCTTTACGGGTCCTGGAGCAACATCTGGTGACAACCCAAACTTTACTTTTTACAAGGGGCATACTTATTTAATTGATAACACGGCTAATGTAAGTAGCCATCCTTTGCAGATAAGAACATCTAACGGTGGTTCTGCTTTTACTACGGGCGTTACAGAAAACTACAATTCAACTACAGGATTGACACAATTCATTGTGCCTCACGAACCCTCCGATACATCTTTGGTGTATCAATGTACAAGCCACAGTAGTATGGTTGGAAACATAACAATAGTGTGATGATATGAGTTTTACATATTTACAATTAAAAGATGCTGTAAAAGCTTACACCGAATACGAAGAGACAAGCTTTGTTAATAACATACCCTTGTTTATCCGATTATCGGAGGAACGCATTCTTAAAAACGTGCAGCTAAGTTTATTTCGTAAAAATGCAACGGCGAAAACAAGTGCTTCTGTACAGTATATTAAGGTGCCCTCTGATTTTTTAGCTCCGTTTTCCTTGAGTATGACAGGGTCCGATGGGGACAAATTTTTTGTGGAATTTAAAGACCCTAGCTTTGTTCAATCATATACCCCGGATTCTACAACCACGGGTTTGCCAAAGTATTATTGTCAATTTGATGTAGATAATTTTTTGATGGGACCAACCCCAAATGCTGTTTTTACCGCAGAGTTACATTATTATTATAGGCCAATAAGCCTTACTGCGGGTGCAGATAGTGAAGTATCTTGGTTAAGTGAAAATGCTGAAATGACCCTTTTATATGGGGCTTTAATTGAAGCTTACATATATATGAAAGGTGAACAGGATATAATGTCTTATTATGATAAAAGGTTTCAGGAAAGCTTGATACCTTTAAAAATGCTTGGTGAAGCTAAAGAAACGACTGATGAGTACCGAACTGGAAAAGTTATAAGGGCTAAACAATAATGTTTAAAATAGATGTAAGTGTTCCTAGAGATGAATCTTTAGTTCAAATAAACACAACCCATAATAGGGGTCTTACCCCTGATG